GCAAGTGTGTTATCCTGGAAGATGATCATGGAAAACCAATTATCACCAAAGATGGTGTAACAGTTGCAAACTCAGTAGTGTTATTCGATGCTGTTGAAAATATGGGTGCAACATTATTAAAAGAAGCAGCTAGAAAAACTGTTGAGGAAGCTGGAGATGGTACTACCACCGCTACAGTATTAGCAAACGCTATATTAAGAAACGCTGCTGAAGAAGAAAATATTTATACTAATACCAGAGAATTAAAAGAAGGTATTAATTCAGCTGTTAAAAAAGTTGTTAATTATTTAGAAAAAATTAGCATACCAGTTGAAGGAAAAATGATTGATCAAGTCGCTACAATATCAGCTAACAATGATCCAGAATTAGGTGAACTAATTGGCGGAGCATTTAAAGAAGTAGGTAAAACAGGTATTGTAATGATGGAAGAATCTAAAGAATTAGAATCATCAGTTAAAATAATTGATGGTATGCAGTATGCAAAACCAATTAAAAGTTTACATTTTGTAACTGATCAAGCAAAAGGTATTGCAGAATTAAATAATCCTTTAGTTTTAATAGTAGAATCAAAAATTGAAAACATACGTAAAATACAAGGTGTATTAGAGTATGTTATAAAAAATAATAAACCTTTATTTATTGTTGCAGATGTAGAGCCACAAGTATTAGCGGCTTTAGCAATGAATAAAATGAAAGGTAATATCAAAGTTTGTATAGTAGATGCTCCAGTTTATGGGTTTACTAAAAAAGAAAAACTTAATGATTTAGCTTTAATGACAGGCGCTACAGTTATAAATGAAGATTTAGGTGATGACATGGATTTAATAAGTGTTGATCATTTAGGAAAAGCTAAAAAAGTTATAAGTGGTAAAGATAATACTATAATACAAGTTGAAGAAACTCCATTTGCTGTACAAGAGCTTATTGAAGAACTTCACGCGAAACAGCATAAAGAAAAAGTGCCTGGATTAAAAATGGCATATGAAAAAAGACTAGCGTTATTAGCTGCAAAAGTAGCCGTTGTCAAAGTAGGTGCTAATTCAGAAATAGAATTAAAAGAAAAAAGTGATAGAGTCGAAGACGCTATCTGTGCTACAAGAGCCGCTATAAAAGAAGGAATTGTTCCAGGTGGTGGAATAGCATTGCTTAACGCAGCTTTGAACATGAAAGAAGATAATGCTGGAGAAAAAGTTTTAAGTAAAGCTATATTATCCCCTTTTAAAACAATACTAGACAACGCTGGTTATAAAGAATATACTATACCAGCTAAAAACGGTCATGGTATTGATGTGGTTACAGGAAATATGGTAAATATGATTGACAGTGGAATTATAGACCCATTGTTAGTAACAAAAAGTGCGTTAATAAACGCGGCTTCTGTAGCAACAACGATTTTATCAACTGATTGTATAATTAATAATATTAGATTACATGAAGGCGATAGGAAATAATTTGATAATAAAAAAAATAGAAGAACCAAATCAAGAAACAAAAGGTGGCTTATTGTTGACAGAAAAACAAAGAGAAGATGTTAGGTTTCAACAAGCTAAAGTTGTTAATGTAGGTGATTCTGTAGTAGCTGTAAAAAAAGATGATATAATTTATTTTGATAAAGCTGCCGCGCATAGAATAGAAATAGAAAAAGAACCATATCATGTCATTAGACAAGAAAATGTGGTCGTTGTTTTATGAAAAAGCTAGAAGCAAGTGATCTTAAAGATTTAAACTTGTTAAAACATTATCGTATAATACGTAAATGGGCTTGTAAGAACAACGGCTTAACTGATGCTGAGTTGGAATTAATAATCTATTTAGATTGTATAGGTTTATTTACTAAAAAAGATTTTGAAGAAGGTGTTTATACTTTTAGTTGGAATAATAGAAGGTGGAATAAATTAATACAAAATGATTGGATAGTAGTGTGGAGACATCGAAATAGAACTACACAAAAATTCAATATATACAAAATATCATTTAAAGGTAAACAATTAATTAGCAAGATATATAGAATCATGTTAGGATTAGATGATATACCTATGAGTGAAAGAAGAAACAAATTAGTTGCTGGTAATACGTATACTGATAAAGTAATGTATCAAGCAATGTATAACGTAAATAAAGACAAAGAAAGATGAATAAAAGTCCATTAAATTTTGGTTTAGCACAAATCACATCCAGAGTAATGAATAGACCTGGAGGAAGCAAATCAGATAGAATCGGTAGGCTAGAAAACAAAATGGCAACCGTAATGCGCGATAGAAATAATAACTATGAATTAAGCGGTGATGGAAACAAACCTGAATTTGCGACTGCAACAGAATCTCAACCTGGAAGTTTACAAGCACCTATACAAGAAGATGTGTTAACACCAATGAATGCGTTTTCTCCTGGAACAATGGGCGCAGCTAATGCTATGTTTGGCAGTAAAATACCTGGATCTTTTGATAGAGACATGGGAAATTAAAAATATATTAAAACAAAAACTATGAAAAAATCACCATTAAACATGATGGGTATAAAATCCCCACTAAATATGATAGAAGATAAAGCTCATACTCATGCTTCTAAAAAAGATTCTGTTGGTATAGTAGGTGAATCTCAAATATGGGACGGACCACTAGATCAACAAGGTAGAATGCATGCGCCAGGAAGAAGTTCTGGTAGTAAAGGTATGAAATTAAAATTAGCAGATGTGCCTACAGAAGCATGCTGTCAACCAATAACTCAAGTAGCAAAAGGATAAATTATGGCATTTAGACAGAACAACCCGTTATCAAGAAAGACTTCACCAATAAATAGAGATTGGATTAAAGGAGCAATAAAAAGACCAGGAGCTTTTAGAAAAAAAGCTGAAGAAGCTGGTATGAGTACAAGAGCATTTGCTGAAAAAGTAACTGCTAATAAAGAAGATTATAGTGCTAGAACTGGAAAACAAGCAGAGCTTGCAGAAACTTTAATGGGTATGTCTAGACATAAGTCAGGTCATAAAAACCCTGAGCAAGGTGATTTTGATTATGAAGATCCTAATTACAGAGATACTCCTGAGTATAAAAAGTTTAAAAGAAAACAAAAAAGACAAGAAAGAAAAAATAAAAAGAATAAGCCTAAAAGAGGTGAAGCTGGTTTTGAGCAAGATCCACAAGAAGCAGCTATGGAAAAAGCTTATAAAGAAAAGTATGGAGAAGGTATTTCAAGAAAATCTTCCCCTGCAAATTTTGGAGATTTTGATTTTGATACAACTACTGGTAAAAGAAAAAAAGTTGTAGATCCAATGGATTATATAACACAACTTGCGCCACCAAAAGGTTCAGAAACAACTAAAAAATCAAGACCTACGCCAAGTAAAGCTAAAGCTGTAAGTTCTTTATCAGGAGAAGGTATTAACAAAGTGGGTAGTGAAATTGACGCAAAACCGGTAAAAGTATCACCACCTAAAAAGAAGCTTACTCAAGCTGATTTAGATAAAGGCAAATCTACAGCTAAAAGTAAAGGTATTGTAAGTTCAGAAGGTAGAGAAGGTAGCAACAGACAAGAAAGAAAAAAGCGTAGACAAGAAAGAAGATCGATAAGAAAAAATAAAGATTTATCAGCTAGTCAAAAACGTATGGCTATAAAAGAAAGTAGAAAGCAACAGAAAGACAATGTAAGAGGTGTTGTTAAAAAAGAAGCTCCATTATCTAGAGATGGTGAAAGAGGAGATTTACTTTCAAGAGGTGCTCAATTTGTTAAAAAAGGAGCTAAAAAAGTTATAGACACACATCCTTTAAATCCAAAGAATATTACTAAAGGTAGAAAAGCTATCAACAAAGGTATAAAAAAGGCGGCTAAAAAAGTAAAAAACGTAACTGAAGGAGTTGCAAATTTTGTTAAAGATACTCAAAAGCTTAGTGGAACAGGTGGTCCTTCAAGAAAAAATTGTAAATATAAAAAATAATAAATCATGATAATAAATGCAAGTTCGTATACTAGCGCAATCCCGGTAGCTCCTAGCGATACAATAAATATCCCGGGACCATCAGCTAAGTTTACTGGTGCAACTACAGCGGTAATTAATACCAGTGGTTATTTAAGAAATACAAATGCTAATTTTGTAACCACTTATAATGACAATGGTTCTATTGATAATGAAGGCGTTGCTCCAGGAATGGTTGTATACAACATGTATGCAATGACAAGCTCTAGTATTAATGCTCCAGCTGTTGCAACTGTTTTAGAAGTTGTAGACAATAACACATTGTTATTATCAGCTGATATTTTTCCATTTTCTGGAGGAGTAGCGGTTCAAGATTATAAAATATTTAATTCTAATGAACAAGACTCACCAGGTGCTTGTATATATGTAGGTACAACAGGAAATATCTACGTAGAAACATTACAAGGTGATTTAGTGTTTATAGAATCTGTACCTGCAGGAGAAGTTATTCCAGTAATGGTACAAAAAGTTTTAGTAGGCGCAGGCGCTACGGGCGGTACGCCAAATACTTTAACTACTGCAGGTGAATTAATAGCATACTTTTAACAAATAAATAATAATAAAATGGGACACCCAATACACAAACACATGCATACTCACATTACAAAGTCAAATGTGAAAGCAGCAATTAGAGACGATAAAGCTCACATGGATTATCTTAAAAGAGATATTAAAGATGATCAAAGAGCTGGGGGTAAATATAAGGATATTAATCAAACAGCTGATGAAAAGCATATATCTAAATTAGCAGGAGACGTTAAATATGACGAAAAGAAAGAAGGTATATCAAGAATGGATCCTATGTACAATGGTAAGCCAGGCGTACAAAAAGATGATTTTAAACAATTTTCAAAAGGTCCTAAGCGTGAAAGCTCTAAACAAGAGAAAAAAGATCTTGAAAAATACAACCCAGTAGATGATAGAGCTGGGATGTCGAGATATAAAAAGAAGTACTAATGCCTTATTTACAACAGTTTGGTGTAAGTAGAATATCTCCTCTAAACATGTCTTCACCGTTAAATAAATGGTGGGGTGGCGAAGAAGAAAGTCAAGCAAGTAGCGATGATCCAGCTTCAACTGTTGTTAATAATAACAACGCGAAAGCCACTAAAGAAAAAGGAGGAAGAAGTTGGTTGGATTGGACACAAGACGCTTTAACTGTTGCTGGTATGGTACCTGGATTTGGTGCTGTTCCAGATTTATTAAACACAGCTATATCTGGTGGTAGAGCTGTATTTGCTGATAATCCTGAAGATAGAAAAAAATACATGGGTGATATGGCTTTAAATTTAGCTGCTTCTGTTCCAGGCGCAGGTTTAGCTGCTGGAGCTACAAAGTTAGGTAAATCTGTAAAAGCTATAGATACAGCTTATGCAGGTACTAAAGCTGTAAAAAATATCAAAAAACTTGATAAAGCTTTAGGAGTTATAGATCCTATAACAAAGAAAACTTTAACTGCTCAAAAAGCAGGTAAATACGGTATAAAAAGTACTAAACTAAAAGATTCTACAGATAAAGAAGTAGATTTATATTACGCTAGAAAAAGAGATACAGATAGTAAAAAACCAGGAGTTCAATTTATTAGAGACAATAGTGAAGTTGTAGCAGGAGGACCAGAAAATAAAAATAAATCTTATAGAACTTTTATATAATTATGGCTTTTAAAATGACACCTCCGTTTAAATTCAATTCACCAGTATACGAAAGAGAATTAGAAGAAGGATGCCTAGGTAAAGGTAATAAAAATGGTACTATATTAGTAAGTCCTGATCAAACTGAAGAAGCTAAAGAAAGCGTGATAGAACATGAAGAAATACATATAGATCAAATAAAAAGAGGCGATCTTGACTATGATGATGATAACGTTTATTGGAAAGGTAAAGTATATCCAAGATCAAAAATGAAAGAAGGTAATCCAAATTTACCATGGGAAAAAGAAGCTTATAGTAAAACAGATCCTTACGAAGCATTATGAGTAAAAAGAAATTTAAAGATACAACCGTTGGACAATTATTGTTTGGCGCAGCATCTGTAATAAATCCTACATTAGGGAATGTATTACAAGGTGTAACATCGCCAAAAGAAGCAATAGAAGCTATAACAAAAGCTGATGCTCCAGCAGACGATAAGATAAAATTACAACAAATAATCTACGAACAACAAACAAAAGAGATTGAAGCTATAACATCAAGATGGCAAGCAGACTCTATGTCTGACTCTTGGATGTCTAAAAACGTGCGTCCATTAGTCTTAGTATGGTGTATTGTTGTATTTTCTTTTGCAGGTATATTAGATAGTGTTGAAACAATACCTTTTCATATAAATGAATTATGGAACGATACTTTTGAGAAGGTTATGATGGCGGTCGTTTTAGCCTATTTCGGCGGACGTACGACTGAAAAAGCTAGTAATATATTTAAAAAGTAAAAGTATATATTAATAAGTAATAATAATTATAGTAATAACAATTAAAATTAAATCAAATGGCAGAAAAAGTAAACAAAATTGAAGAACAAGAGTTAACTAAAGTTAAAGAACAAACTGGTAAAATACAGCAATGTGTTTTAGACCTAGGTTCATTAGAAGTTAAGAAAACTGAAATCATGCAAGCTTACTCTGGGTTTTTAAAAGAGTTAGATGTAACTAAAAAAGAACTAGAGGAAAAGTATGGTCAAGTTAATATTAATTTAACTGATGGTTCTTACGAAGAAGTAAAAGAAGAAGAGAAGGCTGAGAAAAAATAAAAATGGACTCAGTTATAAGAAAGATAAGTATAGGCGCGGACTATAAAAACGAAGCTATGCATTATTCTATAGGTCAATCAGTTTACGGTGGGCATGTAATACACAGCATCGATTTTAATGAAGTAGATAATTCTTATAATATTTATATAAAAAAACAAGACGAAGTTATGCCGTGGAAAAAATTTAATTCTAACATGGCTATATCAGTTGAGTATGATTTAGAATATTAATGAATAGTATATATGATTTTATTATAACACCTAAAAACGGTAGATATAATAATAAAATAAATATAGATGGTAAAGAGCTGATTGTCAACGCAAGTGTTGAAGACCACAAAAATGTAAGCAGACACGCCGTTGTTAAATCAGTACCTTTAGCTTATAATACCAGTATAAAAGTAGGTGATGAAATAATAATACATCACAATATATTTAGAAGATGGTATGATGTTAGAGGTAAGGAAAGAAATAGTAGTCAATATTTTAAAGAAGACTTATATTTCTGTAAACCAAATCAAATATACTTACATAAAAAAGAAAATAATTGGGTTCCTTTTATGAACAGATGTTTTGTAATGCCAATAAAAGAAACTGATTCTCTATTAACAGATATTGAGAAAAAGTGTGTTGGTATACTTAAAATAGGTAATAATGATCTAAAAGCACTTAATATTAACCCAGGAGATCTGATAGGTTATAAACCTGGCCGTGAATGGGAGTTTATCATAGATGGTAAGCGAATTTATTGTATGAAATCAAATGATATTGTTATAAAGTATGACTACAAAGGAAACGAAGAAGAATATAATCCAAGCTGGGCGCGTAGCAGTTAAAGAGTTAATTAAAGTTGCTAAAGAGCCTATTATAGATTTTGGACCAGACATTTCCGCGGACAGATTAAAGAACGCAGCAGCTACTAAAAAATTAGCAATATTTGATGCTTTTGAAATTTTAAATAGAATTGAAGAAGAACAAAACATGCTTGAAGATAAGCCTAAAGAAGAAGTTAAAAAAGAAAAAACCTTTAAAGGTTTTGCAGAAGGAAGATCTAAGTAATGTACAAGCAAACTTTATATAAGGTAATTGATCATATAAAACCTAAGATTATAAAGCGATTAAATCGTTATAATAAGTGGGAATATGGATACAATAAAGAACATGATGTAGTTGTAATATCAAAGACAGGCAAGATAGGTGAAATATATGAAATACAAAACCTAAAAATAGCTTTACCTAAAGAAGAAAATGTTCACAAATTTAAAGAGGATAAATGGGTTAAAACTGAATATCCTAAAGCTTTAAGTAGAATTAAAACTGTTTTTGATTGGAAAGAATATCCTGAAGATTTTAAAGAAAGATGGTTTGAATATATAGATGAAGAATTTAAAAGACGTGAAGAAGGTTTTTGGTTTTATAATAAAGGTAAAGCTACTTATCTTACTGGCACTCATTATATGTACCTGCAGTGGAGTAAAATTGACGTTGGGGCACCAGACTATAGAGAAGCCAATAGATTATTCTTCTTATTCTGGGAAGCTTGCAAAGCAGATACAAGATGCTACGGAATGTGTTACCTCAAAAACCGTCGTTCTGGATTCTCTTTTATGGCATCCGGAGAAGTTGTAAATTTAGCAACAATATCAAGTGACTCACGTTACGGTATATTATCTAAAACTGGTCCTGATGCTAAAAAAATGTTTACTGATAAAGTAGTACCTATATCAGTTAATTATCCTTTCTTTTTTAAACCGATTCAAGATGGTATGGATCGACCTAAAACAGAGTTAGCTTATAG